CTTCAGCTCCTAGATCATTTGCTTCTCTAGCTGCTGCAAGTTTAGCTTTAGCTGCTTCAATACCTGAATCAATACCTTGTTCAGTTACAGAAAGAAAGTCTGGCTCTATTTTTTTAAGTTTCTCTTCTGCATTTTTTTTGTCTTTAATGACACGTTCTGCATAAGTTAAAGCTTCGTCTTTTTGACGTTCAGCTTCTCTCCACTTTTTAGTTAGCTTTGCTATTCTTTTTTGTACACTATCACTGTATTGTTCTAATTCTTCTTTAGGTTCTTTCTGATCGTTTAGTTTTATTTCTCTTTCATTTTCGTGAGTCTTATCCTCAGGGACTGTTTCATCTACAACAGGTCTTACAGCCGGATTTTCTTTTACTTCCGGTTGTTCAATTTCTGTTAGATCTTTTTCTTCAGCAACATCGACGTCCATTGCTGGACCCGAGGTATCGATATCAACTGTTTTGTTCACTGTATCAGTGTCTGGCATAGTTCCTCCTATGATTGTTAATATTGATGAAGTATATCTTCAGGGTTTTCGATGGTTGCTAAAACTTCATCGTCATTTAGCAATCTAACTTCCCCGCCATCGATTTGTATTCGGCTGCCTGCATATCTTGCAAACACAACCCAATCACCTTTTTTACACCAAGGCCCTTCAGGAAATTTTTCTTTGTCATAACAATGTGGACCCATTGCTAAAACCAAACCGCATTGAGATGCAACTTGTTGTTTTTCTAAAGTGTCTTGACCTAAAATTAAACCACCTTTAGTTTTTCCTGCCATCTTAAATGGTAGAAGTAACATTCTCCAACCAGTGGGTTGAGGTAGTTTATCTGATTCTTTTGATTTTAACCTATCGTAGGTTTGTTGTTCTTTGTCTTTTATTTCTTTGTTTTCTTTTTCGTATTTATCAGCCAAAGCATATTTAATCTTTGGTGTCTCCGAATTTGATAACTGTTCCTTTTTCATCTTTTTGCTCCTTATCGTTTAGCAGGTTAGAGATATCCTGTGATATTTTATAATAGGCGTGTGCCTGTCCCATCATATACTTATATTTTTCCATATTGTCAACAGTGCCGGCAATCATTGCATCACCAATCTGTTGATATGATTCTTTTAGTTCTCTTCGTATTTTAGTCAGTATTCTTATTTCGTCCATTTGCTATTTTACCTTTATTTATTCCTTTCTTAATAATATATTCTTGTGTTCCATTCGCACCTGTCTCAACTTCTTTACGAAGGTTTTTAAACAGATTTTTTTGTTTTTCTTCTTTTTCTTTTTTTATTGAAAAAGTTTCTAATAGTTTTGTATCTCGCATCACACCAACTATCTATGTAATCTGTAATATTGTCAATAGTATTACAAAATTTATATATAAATTTATCTAACATTTCCATCTTTTCCTAGCTTGTCTTAATCTAGAATTAGGATCTTTAGCAGCCTTAGGAAATTTTTTCATTTGCCCTGCTGATCTTGCACAATATGACTTACGTCTGTTTGCATCTTTAGATCCTTTTTTAACTTTACCTGTTACAGCTGTTTTTAATTTTGATCCTGGGTTAGCTCTTCTATAAGCAGCTACACCTTTAGCTGTCATACCCGCACCAGATTTTGTAGACCTAAAGTTTTTCTTATTTCTTGCAGGCATGTTATCCTGTTTTCTCATGCCTACTTCTTCTTTTTAGGTTTTTTTGCTGTCTTAGCTGCTTTTTTAAAGTTAGCTGCTGTTGGTGCACCTTTAGCTCCAACTTTTCTCATCTTCTCACCACTACCTGCAGCGATTCTCTTTTTTTTAGCATGTATGTTTGCGTAAAGACCACGTTTTGCCATTATATTAATCCTTTGTAATATTTTTTATATGATTTGTTTCCAACTTCTACTCCACCAAGATCTCCTGAAATGTAACTTCCATTATAATCTCTTTGAGCCTGTTTAACCATATTGTTTTCTCCAGAGCCTTTAGAAAAATATTTTCTACCTTCCAACGCTGATACACTTGCTGTCTTTTCAGTTTTCTTCTTTTTTTTCTTACCAGAAAGTTGTTGAAGAAGTTTTTTAATATTTTTCTTAGACATTATTTATTTATCTTACCTGATTTTTTAGCTTTAGAACCAAACTTACCATAAGACTCATTAGCTGAATCTTTTAATTGCTTTTTAGTTCTTTTCTTTTTTATTCTCATTGCAATTGATTCATCTTTTCTATCTTTGAAACCTTGTTTCTTCTTTTTAACAGAACCACCTTTTTTATACATAGCTCCGCCTCTCATACCCATATCATCTTTGAAAAAACCAGATGCCATATCTTTTCTAGCAGTAGACATTCCACCACCCATTTTTTTTGTTCTTCCGCCATTCATCAAAGCTTGTCTTGATTGAGTGACTTGTTTATTAAATCTATTGTTTGCCATTATTTTTTTCCTCCGTTTTGTTTAAATATTTGTGTACCCTTTATACCATAAATACTCGCCACGACAAGGATCCATAAATTTGTGAACCATTTCGGGAGCTCCGAGAACATATCAAAAAACAATTTTACCTTGTCCATCGCTGTTGGATCGTCTGATACGACTGCCCAGGCCAGAATTGCTATGGGCAAACTTAAAATTATCAAAACGGCCTCGTCCTTCCAGTCCCGATTGACGTGCTTCTAATATTTTCCTTGGTAAGCTTCTTTTCCTTCAGCCATACGAGATGCGTGCATAAGCTGTGCATCTGACATAGCTATCTTTGTTTTCTGCTTGTTAGCATAAATTTTACTTCCAGCAGAAACGGCTAATTTAATTGCCGAAAACCACATGTTAGTACCAAGTTGCTGTTTTCTTTTTGTCTTTTAGCATTCTTTTAGTTCCTCTGACCTCAGTTTTGTCCCCTGTTGGTATGTAATTTCTTGGCATACCGTTTGCAGTGGTTAAAGATCTTGGATCCAACTCTATATTTTGAGAAGGAATGCCTATTTCAGACTGTGAAAAAGATTTATCTTTTTTATCCATAGTTTTCTCCTTATTTTATTTTAACTTATCCTACTTTTTTCTTTTTTGCCATTTTTTTCTTAGGAATTACGCCTCTAGCCATCAAAATGTCTTTTTTCGTAATTTTTCCATCTCCAGAGACATCAGGAAATGATTTTTTCTTTTTTTTCATTGTTTTTTTCATCTGTTTTCTCCTTCATATTTTTCTATTTCAACACTTGGCATCATTTTATCCACATTTGGGATAGATTTACCCAAGATTGTCTTTTCAATCGATGTATCAGCTCTTAGGTTTGCCAAGTCTTCGTTCTGTTCAAGCTTATCTTCTTGATTTTGTTGATTCATCATAGCTTTCATCTTATCAAGATTGATTCTTTCTTGTCCTTCAACCTTTTTACGTTCGTTATCTTGTGCTCTAAGATCTAATTCTCTTGCTCTTAACTTAGCAATTGGGTCATCACCAAAACCAGAAGTAACTTCTCTCTCTTCTTTTAAAAATTCTTCCATCATTTCAGCAATCAAGACAGCTTTTCTAGCTTCAATACGTAAAGTCATTTGTCTAAGTTGTTCTGCAACTTGTGGATTAGCTTGAGCCATCTGTTGCATCTGTTGCATTTGAGGGATCTCATCATCAAACTCTATTTCAATTTGTTCTTGTGCCATCAGACTTATATGCTCCATAATATTTTTCTCCATTGCAGCCATAATCATGGGATTGTTTTGTGCCATGTTAGTTGCCATAAAATTTAAATGAGAAGTCATATGTGCTCTATGATCTTGGCCCGGGAAAGCATTAAAAGGTTTACCTGATAAAGCCATAATGTTTTCTAAAGCAGGATCCATTGGAGCAGGCGGTTGAGGTTTCATTAAAATAGTATCAATATTTTTTACACCCAATGCTTCGTACATATGTCGATACGCTTGATACATATTGTGCATCTGCGGATTTGATTGTGCCAGCTGCAACTCTGTTTGTGCGAGGGAAATACGCTGAGTTTGAGAAAAGATGTTGGGATCGGCAACTGGCAATATATCTACTCTATCATCAAAGTCCATTTGTTTAATAAATCTTTGACCCCCAACTACGTCATACGGATATTCCGGTGGTAGATATAACTTGAATACTCTTGCTAATAATTTGAATTCGTTTTTCAAAGAAGAGTAAATTCTTTTGTGAATAGCAGACATAGTTCTGCTGCCACGTTCTAATAATGCAACTGTAGTTCCAACTGCTGCTTGTTGATTACCATCACCAACTTGTAGATCAGCAATTGATGCAAATCTTTGACCAGCGTTAACAACAATACCCATCAAGTTTAATAATGTAGCTGATGGTTCTTTGAATGGTAACATCATAAATGAATCTTTTAAGTTTCCACCTGGTGCATCTACATCTCTAAATTCACCTGGTTGAATTGACTGTGCATCATCTCTAATTCTAATACCACGCATTTTAAATCCAGCGGGTAAGTTAGATAAAGTTCCTGCATCCAATAATTGACGGAGTGCGGCAGTTGCAGTTCTGCTTAAACCGCCAATCATGTGGATTAGACCGAAGCCATAAAAGCCCAGTCCTGGAAGAAATTTGAAATGAGTAAAGTATGGAATTTTAGTTTTAGTTGGATCACCAATTTCATAGTTACGTCTAATAGATAAAACATTTCTTGTTGCTTCATCAACTGTTACTATGTATGGAATTTTAATTCCTGAAGGTTCACCTTCTTCATCAACATCTTCAAAACCTTCAATATCTAAATTAACATGGCATTCTAAAAGAGTATAGACATCATCATCTTGAGTTTTTTTTTGACCTTCTAATTCTCTTTCTTTTTTTTCAACGTCATCTTCAACTTGTCTTGGAGAACCAAGATCAATGTCTACATAAAAACCTGCTACTTGTTGTTTTTTTAATTCGTTCTTAGAAACCTTTACCCGATGGATGATTGCCTCTGCATCGTCTAATGAGGTAGCCGTGTAGGGTACAATCAAATCATCTGCCGGTACGAACTTTGATACTGCTTTTTTTGATAACTCATCGTAATAAGTTTTCTTAAAAGCTGACCCTGCTAATGGAAGATAGAATAGCATTTGATCAAAGTCGGGCTCATAGTCTTTCATTTTTTCCATGAGCTCATAGTTCATAAAATCTTTAACACGTTCTGCTTGTTTTGTTTTTTCTTCATTAGGTGCACCAATCACTTGAGTTCTAACTGGTCCATCTGCTGGAAGTAATTCTTTATAAGCTAGTGCTTGAAATTGAGTAACAGCTTCTGCAAGAACTGGGTGAGTTGCACCACTTGCTCCTTGAAAAGGTTCTGTTCTCATATCATATTTAAAACCTAATAAATCTAAACCTTGAGTGTAAGAACGTTCCCATTCTTTTCTACCCATTTGATAATCTTGATATTTAGCTGAAAGGTCTGAACCTATTTCATCTAAAACATTTTCTGGTAAAAATTCTGCTAAGTTTACGTAATGCTCGTCGCCACCTTCTGGTGAAACGGCTTTAGGATCAAAATCTATTTCAACTGATCCATCTTCTTGTTCATTAACTTCAACAGGCCCTGGAGCTTGTTCCAAATCCTCTTGAGTTTCAACTACTGTCTCTGCTACTGCTTCCTCACTAGGAAGTTCTATTGAGCCTCTTGGACTTTGAGTCAGAGACTTGTCTATTTTGTCTGCCATTTATTTTCTCCAGTTTCACTGTTTTAACAGTATTATAATTAATATTCAACCCCTGTGGCGTGGGTCCAGATTCAGGCGGCAGGAGCCAGGTCTTAGGGTATTTGTTACTCATCGTATGTATATTTTCTCATGTTTTCTAAATCATCTTCTTCAATGTATTCTTCTACGTCTTTAAGTTTGCCTTCTGCATCAGGTCTAGCGCTTGCTTCGTTATAAGTATAGCCTCCGGTCTCAGGGTCATAATCTAATTCCATTTGATTTTCTTTGTAAAGCATATCTCCATCTTGATCTATTTCTCTAATGATTGTTTTATTACCTTTTTCTGTAACAACATAATTATCTACTTGATAAACGTCTTTAAATTCTTCTGGTTTGTTACCAGTAAAATATTCCATTCCTTTTGTTTTAGCTTTTAATTTAACTTTAGCAATAAGATCCATTAAAAATTCAGGGACACCATCAGCACCTCTTCTAATTACTTCA